ATGCGTCACCCCGAAAAACATTCCCACAATGTGAAACTTATAACACATTGTGTAAAGCGCACATTCCTTTTCCTCTTTGAGGAAAAGGTGGCAGCAAGCGGCAGAAAACTCTTTGAAATACAAAATATGAGCCGCCGCTTGATGACGGAAAAGGTGATTTATATAATACATTAAAAAAAATATCCATACTCAGAAATAATAAAATCTTTCAAGCAATTCAAAACCCATGAAAGATTAGTTTTAACAGCATTATCAGATACTTTAAATAGATTTAAATTCAATGTTTTAAAGAGATCTTCTCTTTTATGATCGTATTCTTCTTTATAATTGTGTGATGCCCCATCAATTTCTATAATTAAACTTAAAGAAGGCACGTAGAAATCAACAATATAGTTGCCAATTATCTTTTGCCGGTTAAAGTTAATTCCATAAAACTTTCCTTTATGTACTTGTTGCCAAAATAATATATAATCGCAAAATCAAATCGTACATTTTTTCAAATCAAATTGTACATTTTTACGCACCACACAGTCTCTCCTGTGTCAATCTCACATAATCATCGTTTAGCTCTATCCCCACGTAGTTCTTGCCGAGTTCCTTAGCCACTACCGCTGTTGTTCCTGCACCCATGAACGGGTCAAGCACCACGCCACATGGCGGACACCCTGCCTCTATGCAAGTACTTATCAATGCCGGAGGAAAGGTAGCGAAGTGCGCACCTTTAAAGCCTTTGGTTGGCACCGTCCATACGCTACGTTTGTTACGTGCCGGGAGCGTGGGTATATTGTTGCCGTGATGTTGTGCTGGCAAGCCTGTATCGCCGTCTTTTGATACATAACCGCGCAATTTGTTTGGCCAACGTTCACGACCGCATTTGGATACGTTCTGTGTTGTTATTCCGGTGGCATCGTTAAGATACTTTTCGCTACCTCCGTGTGTCATTTTCTTGCGGCCATCGTACTTTGCAGGTTCTAATATAGCGTTGTGGTCAAAGTAGTATTTTGCCGACTTGCTGAATAAAAAAACGTATTCATGCGCCTTTGTACACCTGTCACGAACACTTTCCGGCATTGTATTTGGCTTATGCCAAATAATATCTTGACGCAGATAAAAACCAATATCACGGAGTGAAAAAGCAAGTAGCCAAGGGATACCGATTAAGTCTTTTGGCTTTATCCCATTGCCTGTATAGGCATTGGGAATATTTGTGTAAGAAGCATTTAATTGCTTTTTGCTGTTTCTTTTATTATCACTCCAACCTCTATTGCTTCCTGCATAACTATCTCCTATATTTACCCATACCGTACCTTCTTTTTTTAGTACCCGGTAAATTTCTCTAAAAACTTCAACTAATCTTTCAATATACTTTTCTGGGCTTTCCTCCAATCCAATTTGATTCTTATGGCCGTAATCCCGCAGCCCATAATATGGCGGCGATGTTACCACGCAATCTATGCTTTCGGCCGGTAGCTCCTGCAATACTTTCAAAGCATCGCCTGTGTAAATATGATTTAATTCCATTTTAAACAGCATTTAATTTATACAACATTATATCTATGTAGGAATTTTTTCCGCTTGTATTAGACTTTACAGTACTTACATGAACATTTTTGAATATATTACGCACTTTCCCTTCGTTACTATCCAGCCATTCGCATAATTCTATTATTTGCGATTTTTCAGAGGTAAAGTAGATGAAGTTTAATCCGCTTAACGCTGTTAGTACATTCAAATAATCTTTTAGTGTCCAATACTCGGCAGAATTATATGTTTTTACGTCTGTAGATAAATATGGCGGATCGGCTATAAAGAGCACACCTGGTGTATTTCGGTATTGCCGGCAGAGTTCGCTGTAATCAGCGCACACTATTTCCAACCCGTCAAGGTATCCATCTGTAAAATAATCAGACATACGAATGCTGTTGTAGAAAGTGCTTTTCTCAAAATCAGCGTAATTAGTTGCATATTGCATGCTAAACATTAGCGATGACGACAATGTTATCCAATCCACATAGCCTTTAGTATTCTCTGTTTCTAATCGCTTTAGTATTGCTTCTCTTACCTTACCGTCTATCTTGGTATCTTTAGGAATGCCTTTTAACAATTCACGAAAATAACGCAGCAATTCATTTGTTTTCTCAATATTACCTAAGCGCTCACAATAATTATCGTAGTCGTTATAAATAACACGACTTTCCGGATTTGCACGTTTGGCAAGATGCGATAATAAACCACTGCCTCCAAACAGATCAATTACTATTTCAGGCTGTAGCATTTTAATGATGTTTGAAAACTCTTTTACATGCCTGCGCTTTTGCCCCTGAAATGGCAACGGAGCAGATATAAACGCCTTTGATTTTTTTTGTTCTTTTTCCATTTTTTTATTCTTTGTTTTTTCCTATTTTTGCGCATTCTCACGCGTTCTTTTTATGTATAAAGGTGCTCACACACCAACAGGCATTTAGCCTCTGTCTTGGTGTGTGAGCACCTTTGCTTTACGTAGTGAGCGTGAGAATTTGCTACGCGGGAGATAGAGGCTTTTTTACATCATGCTTCCTCCCATTCTCTTATTTGTTCCTCTGCCCACGCTTTGCTTTCTTCTATCCATTGCAAATATTCCACGTAAGCCGGATGTTCCGGGTTTTGTACCCCTTTCCGGTTAAGAGACAATTCAGCCCCGGTTGTGTATTTTTCTGCAATTCGACTTTCTACGAGCGAATCATAGTCAGGCTTTGGCACTTTTTTGTAATCCCATTCTTGAATGATTTGTGTTTTAGTTGTGCTATATTTAGGGGCCGGATTATACCACTTCTTGTCTTCAGGTTGTGTCTGCACAAACTCCCTAAACCCTGCTGCTAAATAATTTTCTCTAATGGGGTTAGTAACATCATCATCGCCAATTTGAATTTCATTTGATGCTAATTCTATTTTTCCGTGTATTAACTTTGCGTATTTCATATATCTTGTATTTTTTTAATTTGTTTCAATGTTAGTGGAATATTATATATTTTTAAATCTTTCGCACAAACAGATCCATCGTTCCCATTCCAGTTCCCTGCACATATAGAGACATGATTATTTGATAAAGAAATGCTATCTGTATCAATAATTATACCTGATGGAATAACCTCTACACCATCTACATAAACACTATATTGACCGTTAATAATAACAATTGCTATTTTATAGGTAGTGTTAATGCTCAATGATATATACACTGGCGTGAGTGCAAATACACGTCTGCCTATCGTAGAGGTATGGCTTCCCTGATTCAATGAAAAAAGGGCTTGATGCCCGGTACCCATTGCAGTTAAACGAATTGTTTGCAAAAGTGTACAATTAACATTTGATACTCCATTTGAAAAGTCTAAACCTAAATTCAAACTACTTACACGGCCGCCTGTGTTAGTACCTGATTTTGCGAATAAATACATTCCAGCACCTGCATTCCATGTAATTGGTGACATTGTGCTTACAAATAGCTTTCCCGATATATGGTCGCTCAAATCACCCTGTGCCAGTGGAGCATCAAATATTAGATGTTTCACTAAATCTTCCTCTATTTTCTCCTGAAATCTTCTATTATACGGTATCATGATCAAACGGTGTTGCTGTTATTCTGTTTTCGACAATAGAAATCTCGAAAGTTGTATTTGTGAGTGTTAACACTTCGGAAAAGTATTTTTGTTTTTTCAAATTGGACGGAGTAATAATAGTTACCGGAGTTTCGCCGCTTGAAAATCTTATTACGGTAGGCAGAACACTATCTACCGTGCCGCGCAGTGATAAGCTCGTTATTTCTCCTAATTTGTAATAAGCACCCTCCTCAAGTGAGATTACCGGCGTAGTGGATGATTCCTCAATTTCAACAGGTTCAAAGTCTTTACCATTCGCCCTTATTTCTGTATCAATTACCCCCACCCACCAGTTGCCATTTTCTCCTATATGTGGTGTGTCCCCATCTACGCCGTCTTTACCCTCTGCACTAATTCCCGTATCTATGGCACCGATGTGCCAGTTCCTGTTATTCCCAACGTGTGGAGTAATACCATTTGTATTTCTCGCGATTATCATTCGCAAAACTTCCGCAATCCGCTGCCTTGTATTGCCCCCCTCTTCGGTTTCAAATTCTATTTGATCAATTAATTCGTTTATTGTCATAATCGTTCGTGTGTTATATTAATATAAAGAGTTACATCAGCTGCTACGGTTGTGTAGTCGGCGCCACCACCCTGACCTAATTCATTCTCCTGCATGGTGCCTCCACCCGAATTAACATATTGCCACAGCTCGCCCCAGCTAATAGTATCATTTTGTGTTGTTGGTTCAGCGTCATACGGACGTTTTATTATGGTAAAATTCCCCACCTGGTAAACACATACGTCGAAAGTCTTTTGGGTTGTTTTATTGATAATTTTTCCAAAGCCAATCAAACCTTTTTTTGTAAACATGGTTGTAAAACGTACCCCCGTGCTTATTCCATCTGCTGCGGATAGTATTTTTAAGTATATCAGCAGCCTTTGTGTATTTCCATCGGTTATCATTTGGGCTTCTTTTTTTTCAAAATAGCTTCCTGAGGTAGGAATATCAAATTTAGAAAAAGGAATATCCCAATTCTTCCGGATCAGACTTGTAAGCAGAAGCGGGCCTGAAACATTGTTTGACAAGACTAATGTTTTTTCCTCGTAAGCGGGTAAAGTTTGTCCGCTTTGGTATTCTTCGTCTATGATAGTTGTTGAAACCACCAATCCGTATGGATGTTCAAACTCCGTAGCTGCGTTCACACTAAACGCCGGTACAAAAAATATTTCTTTATTATAAAAAATAAAACCTTGCGAGTAGTTTGCTATGAAACCATTGGAAGATCTTTGAACCCCCATTAAAACATAAGCATTGTTTTCAGAATCAGAATAAAGAGAAGAGCAAAGCGCTATTAAGTAGGTGTGCATTTCTTCATCAATATACTGAATAAATGCTTTGTTGGCAGGCAGCCGATGCGTTAAATAGGTTAGAATTATTTTTTTCATACATATTGAATTATAGGTAATTTTGTTAAAAGCTTGTATTTATCTAAAAGTGCATAAACATAGTTAGTCATATCATCGCTTTTCATTGACAGTGGCAGGAATACCGTAAAGCCGTGTGTATGCCCCATGTTGTCGAACATAAAAAACTCATCGCCCTCGCCTTTTACACCGTTAAAATACTTCATGTATTCATTGCTATTTTCGCCTTCGTAGAAATAGAAAGATGGCCCCGGTTCAGGTGTTGTAATATATATGCGTTCAAGTTGGGGATCAAGAAAATAGTTCAGCATATTTTCAAGGGAAAAAACCTGGGGAGTAACCCGGGCGTGATAATTTATATCTTTAAAATATGTGTCAATCTCTCTTTTGCAATCTTGAAACGCTACTGAAATAGCTTTTAAAAAAGACATTAGTACCCCTTTCCTTAAAAAAGTAGGCAATAAAAGTATCAGTAAGCGATTAAAAACTACATTCATAATTTATATCACGTATTCTATCATACTTGATGTTTCATTAAAAGCCATATAGCCGGATCTTGAAATATAAGTTGAGGTGATAACCTGTTCGCCCAATGATGGCGGTATTGCCCACGAGCCTGTCAGTTGTGCAACACGAACACCCTCTACCTCCTGTAGTGCATCAGTAAGCGCCATGTTACTGAATTCCGAATCAAAGGGGAAAGATCTAAAATAGCTGTTAATCGCATCAATAACAGGTGTGTCATCTGTCCCATCTATTCGTCTGCCTTTGGAGTCAAGAACGAGCGGATCATAATTTATAAGCAGGTTACACCTGTATATATCCGGGTTGCTTGAGAATATACGAAAGTGCACGCCGGCATCAAATACACGTACGGCAAAACTATAAATTGAACTTATGTCGTTTTCACTAATTATTTGCGGAACCCCGCCTGTGTCATTCGCTATACGGAACTCCAAGACACCGTTTACTACTCTTAGTGAGCAATGTTTTATTATTTGCGCATCTTCATCAATTATTGCATAACCACCCTCCTTATTGAGTCCGTGTCCAAACTGAAAAGATTTAAGTTTAGTAACATACCAATCCCTTGTGTGTGGACGTAAACTTTCTACATATTGGGTAAGCTTCTCTTTTTCGGTGTAAAAAATCCGTTCAAGTATATGAATTGCAAATGCAACAACGTAGAAAAATATACTTTCTATGCTTACTTTTGAAAACACACTATCAAAGCCGTCATTGGGCGTGGACGGATCTATTTTATAGATTGCCCTAATGCTTGGATCCGACAGAAACTCCGCCGTCATTTGCTGTTTTATAGTCTGTATTGTCCTTGCCATATATTATTCAAATGTGTATTCAAAAGTGTATTCAAAAAATTTAATTCTATTGTTTTTTCCTTTGTATTCTGTAGCCGGCTTAATCAAATTTATTGCGTAATATTCCACCGTTCTTTTATTCTTTTCGACCCCTGGAATCATGAGCGATTTGCCTTCTACGTTGGCGGTAATGCTAACACCACTTGCCAGCGCAATGTCGTACGCCGCTTCCACAATTCCGCACGTCATCAGCGCAATGTCAAAAATGGATTGTCCCGGAAATGGCGTTATTGTTGTCATAGTATGCGGTACTTTTTAAAGAGGATAAATATTGCGGTAAAAATTCCGATAATAGCAATGACTCCTCCCATGACTACCCAACCGGGCGTTGTCTTTTTTATTACTGTTTTATCAATAAATTCTGCTTCAATTTCGGTTAATTCGTATGAATTTTTAACCCTTGCTGATTCTGTTTCTTTCTCTGCTGACAATTCAATCAATGAAGTCTCTTTTTTTCCTTTGCTTATGTCTCTATTCATGGTCATTTTTTCGACTATAAACTGAACGCCGGCACTATCCGGCTGCGAGAATTTTATAACTTCAATTGTTTCAAAGATGTTTTCAAATTCATCAATGAACCGATTTTCCGTTATCTGAACGGTTTCCTTTTGCGTGCTTTCCTCTTTTACTTCCGTTACGGTCTCCTTTCTCTCCGTGTAGGTTTCGCGTATGTTGTGTTTTACCGTTTTACATGAAAACAATAGAAAAGCGCTTAAAATGAAGGCAAATATTTTTTTCATAATTTAAATTTTAATATTTCCATAAAACATTTTGGTCTAATTTTGTAGATGTATCAACATGGATAAAGTTTTTTTCAAAATTTATCCCTATTCTTTTGCAGTTCTGTGCAAATGCTGCCTTTAATACATTATATCTTACAGACGAATTTGGCGTTGCAATATCTACAGCTTTACCCTCTGTATGGGCAGAGTTACCGCTTCTGTTATTTTTCTTTTCATGGGCAACACTTCTGTAGGCTGAGGTAATTCTCAAAGGAATTCCGGAACTTTCCCTTAGCCTGTCTAAAAAATTCATGAATGATTGATCCATGTCCTGCAAGGAACACGGCGGGCTGCATTTCTGAAATTCTGCCTCTTTGAAAAATTTACTCGTTACTAAAGGTTTGCTCATCGTCTTCTTGTTTTTTGTTAATTTTGTTCAATAATTGAATATATAGTTCTAACTTTTCAGGATTATCAACGCATCGTAAAATTTTACCGACAACTTCCGGCACATTAGCGGCAGCCGACTTCTTTAGTCTTAGATTCTCTATTACACTTTTTGCCTCTATACTACAACATGCTAATGTAAATACTATCGAACCAAATGGAACATGGTATGGTAATATGACAAAAAGAACAATGTCTATGAAAAGCCCAAAAAGCATAACACGCCAATATTCGCTAATTTTCAAGATTGTTCTTCTAAGCTTTTTGCTTTTTACCTTTTCCCCACACTTTTTTGCGCGCTCAACTCCTGTCCAAAGGTCAATCAACACCGCAAATATCATTAACATCCAACATCCGGCAATCAACCACATCTCTATGTAAAGGCCGTATGAGTTTCCTCCAATAATTTCATAAATATTTTTAAGCATCTCTATTTCTTTTTTATTGTTATTTATAATGTGCGTCTATTGCTATATCGCCTGTCTGTAAATCCAAATCAATTTTATTCACCTTCAAACCATCTTTTTTAAACTCTTCCCGGATTTGTTTTTTCCACTCCAAAACATCGTCATCGCCTAACATATTACTAATACCGACCCCAAGCGCAGGGTGCTCCTTAAACTCCCCTTTTTGAGCTACCAAAATCATGTATTGATTTTGCAGGGAGGTATTACCCACAGCCATACCGCCATTGTGCACCATAATGCCACCGGTTTCGTCCAATAATATGCCTGTCGTTTTGTTCATTAGTGTTTTATTTTGTCGTTTTCATAGTCAGATCTATTAAAAGAAGACGCGGACGTAGCTTGCGCAACTGTAGCAGATATTACTCCTGCAGAGGGGCCAGCTCCGACCGTTGCGGTAGTTACATGTATATGAGAATTGTAATTAGAAATAAAATTATTAAGAGCATCTTTTAAACCATTCAATTCGTCCGTCAGTTCCTTTATTTTTACCAAGCCGCCGTTATTCCCCCCATTAAGCTCAATTGTTTCCTCACATTCAATTTTAACATTGCCTTTTATCTTTAGTGTAACATCTTCATCAATAACCCCGGTAATACTTGCAATTTCCGAATACGCCACTACGTTCATCCACGCCATGTCGCCGCCTGTTTTATCACAAATCAGTACAACACTGCCCACTCTTGGTTTAATGATCAGGTTGTTTTTGTTCCCATCGGAAACCGCCGCCAAATGAATACCTGTTAAAGTCATTCCTGCTACATCCACATCACAGGTTTCATCGTGCACCTTTACAACTTCCGCAGTGATAAATAAATTACGATTATCCGACTTTCCGTTGTTGTTGGATATTTCCCTTAATAACCTTTTTATTTCGCTTGCCTTGCTCATTTTGACAATATTTTACCTAATGTTATTACTCTTACTCCGCCCTCTTTGCTAAATGTGGTTTCAACCTCCGGAACATAGTATGTTCCGTCCTTGTATTCATAATCCGGATCAATAATTGTTGCCTTATACCCGGACTTGCAAACCGGCAGTAGCCAACCCTGAAAACTCCCCTCGTACCCGTCATAGCTTTTTGATTCATATTCCTGCTTTGCCAACGATTCAATGCTTTTTTGGTCGCTTGTGCTTGTTTTTCGTGTTACGCTTTCCCCGCCCATGTCGCCAAACTCATACTTTTTCATTTTTCCATCGGAATCGGAATATTGAATTACTACACGTACCCTTCTATTCTCTTTTTTCTTGTATTTCAGGTCTGTTCCATCTGTATCAATATTTTTAGAAAAATCGTATTTTACCTCTCCGAATATTTCGGAGTATTGGGGGTGAATGTGCAATACATTATCCTTTAAATAAATGTTTGGCATTGCCTCCTCCTGAATTTTCTTTAGAACATCATAGCCGTTTGCGTCCTTAATCACAAACTTGTCGTAAGAAAAACTGTAATCGCATTGCAATGAAAATTGTATGTTTTGTTTCTTGCCAACCTCTGCTATTACATAGTTGAGAATATCCTTTACGCTGACAGAGGAAAACTCTTTATTTGGAATTGCAACCCGGAATAGAAAAATCCCATCTTCGCAATTCAGCACTAAAGAACCGCCATCTGTACTGATGCTTTCCACATAGCCTTCAAATTCAGTTTCAAGATTATCATCGTAGCCAAGTTTTATATCTACTGTGTCGCCTCTTTTTATTTTTTCATCAATGTTTAAAGCCTTATTAAATACCGTTGCAGGAAGCGTAATGGTAGCCGTGTCTGCCAATGATTCTACAGAGCTCTTTACTTTCACGCTCTCAATCATTTTCAGATTATAGTTACCAATACCGATTTGCCAGCACATTTTATACATTGTTTTCTTCTAAAAGTTGATAGTTATCGTCAGAATACGCTTTAATGGTGAATGCCTGATTTTCTATTCCCTTGGTAAAGGGAAAATCGTAGCTTTCAATAGCTATTCTTGTAATGTCAAAAACATTGTTCAACAGGTCGCAAACTATATGCACGGACTCTGCCGCCTCAAGATACTCCCTTAATGTGAAAATATCATCATGCAAGTACCCTTGCTCATCATTTTGCAAAAGCCCGGCAATGGTTATTTCGTAGTCATCCTGGCTCCATATTTCTTTTATGGAACCGCGCATTCCGCTTTTAGCCACATAGCGCCGGCGAATGATGTTCTTGCCGCTAATTGAAATAAGAGGATCCAGCGGAAGTTGAAAACCGCCGCTTTCCGCTTCACTGTTTAAACGCAATTTAACCGGCACTAAAAACAGGGTACTCTCAAAGTTTTTACCATACTTCGCGTCAAATTTATCTTTGTTGTAATCCGATGAGTTTAACTGTGGATCTACCACAACCGATTTTCCAAAAAGAAAAGGCGGGGGTATATTATACCCAAAAGCGTTAGTGATTTTTAACGCTAAATTAGTCTTTTCATTTATAGCTCTAACCGGATCCATTTTTATTTGAATTTGTTCTATCCTGCGTTTTGTGCCGAGTATAGCACCCTTAACATACATTCCTCTATCTTGCGCTCAATATCTTTTGCGTTTTCTGCAAATCCCCCATTGAATACTATATTGTCGAAAAATTTACCCATGTGGATGGTGATTTGTGTGTTGCGGGTTCCGCCGGTAGCAATGGCGCTGGTGCTGGCTCTCTCACCGGCAAGGTTTACACTACTTCTGCCATTAACCAAATCCTGTAACTGGCTGTTGCCGCCCCCTTCAATGCCAAGTTTACCTTTGATACTTCCGACAACATCTTTTAGAGATTTTCCGTTGCTTTGTACCTCCCAGACGGTCATTTCTGCCATTTGCTTTTTAAGGTCATTAACTTTGTTTTTCGCTTCGGCAATCTCCATCAATCTTTCATTCCGTTGCGCCTCTAACTTTGCAAGCCCTTCATTGGCGGCGCTCTTGTTCCAAAGGGATTGAAGCTTGTACCACCCTTTTTCTATTATTTCAAAGCCGGAAATAAAAAAGTTCTGTACTTCCAGCCATTTAAGTGATATTGATTCCTTAAATAGCTCAAAACCAAGCTTCATGTAAGTCATGACATTGTTCCACGTCTTTCCCCAACCTTCCGTAGTATATGCAACGTATGCAATGACGGCGATTAACGCAACAATGATTGCAATTACAACGCCAATCGGATTTGCTGCCAGGGCAGCGTTGAGCAGCCATTGCGCCCCCTGCCATATCATGGTACCGGCACTTACAATGGTTATCCATGTTTTAAAAAGAATCAATGCGGTGGTTACACCGGCAAGTACAGCGGCTAATCCTACAAAAACAGGATTACCCTCCCTTATCCCATTAATAAACCCGGAAAAAATGTCCCAGGCAAATTTAATAACACTCCAAAGAGTGCCGATCGCGCCGGATACAACCTTTACTATAACCTGCATTATTTGCTCTATCTTGGAGCTGTTCCTCTCAAAAAATGCCACAACCTTATCCATAAGTTCCCCTATTTTGGCTATTACGGGCGAAAATGCCGCCTGAGCCTTTGTAGCCAATAAGCCTATACGGCCCTGCAAACCACCTATATTGTTTGCCTGTTGCTTCAACTTGCCCTCAGGAGTATTGGCAATGGCTTCGTTTACACCACCAACAGCACTTGTTACCACATCATAAAGAACAGCGGCACGCTGTGCCTCCGTTCCATGTTTTAGTATTTTCTCCTGCGCCTTGTCAAATTTGTAGCCATATCTTGAAAGTGCACCGGTTTGCCCATCCATTACCTTTCCCAGCATGGAGGCTATTTGTGCCGCCTGTTCCTGAGATGCACTTAAGCCATACTGCTGTGCAAGCATATCATTCATTGCCGGCATTAACTTTTCCAAAGTTTCTTTTTTGGATACATACGTTGCCAGTTCCTGCGCACCGGCAAGTTGCACACCGCTGCTGATTACACCCAATTTTTGTTGTGCACCGGCAAGGTTCTTAATGCTGTTTATTTCGTCATTACTTGCACCGATTGTATTACGCATTACGGCGGCAAGTTTTGTTTCGGAAACCGCCTGCTGTTCGTACACCTGCCGGGATTGACCTACAAATTGATTTAGCTTGTAGGTGCCTGCGGCAGCAATAGTTAATGGATTGGTTAACAGGTTTAACGCCGGAACAGCCGCCTTTAAATCCTTCCACCATCTTTTCAAACCGCCGCCATCAAGAGCATTCAGTTTTACAACCTGCCTTTCCAAATTTTCAATTTCCTTGTTGGTAGCCCGTATAGCCTCCCTGTTATTCGCCGGAATCCACTCTTTTTGCGCCTTTAACGCAGCAATACGTTCATTTAACGAACCAATACTCACACCTATGGTGTTCATGGTTTTATTGGCAGCATTGACTTGAGTTTGAACCTTAGACCACTTGTCCAACTGTTCATCATTCAGGATATTGATTTGCTTTAATTTTTTCCACAAATCCCCCGCTAAATCTAACGTATAAATTACGTCTGCCATAATGACTTTTTTTTACTTTTGCGCCGTTAATTTGCTGCAATTATGAGTACTGTACTGTCCGTTTATTTAATTGTTGCTTTGTGTGTGGTATTGATGCCGGTTTTATTCAAAGTATCGTTATCGGCTGCGTTTTACGTGTTGATTATACCGGCAAGTCCTTTTTTAGTTGCTTACGAAAATTGGAGCCTAAAACCTGTGCTGTCAAGATTGATAGTTGCTTTGTATGGCTTGCTATACTTAGTCATCCTGCTAATGTGCCTGCTTTTCTAAGTTACACCAGTTCACTTTTTTCTCCCCTGTTCGCTCTTGCCTCCTGTATTCGTATCCACTTCAATTCTTGTATTCTTTCCGCCCACTCGCTGTCGCTAAGGCTGTCGGGGTCTCGAATGCCCATATAGTATCTTAGCTGAGCGTTCAAGATACGAATGGTGTCCCCTTCGACAACTTCCGCAGCCTTTAGAGCTTTTCCAGATTCGCTTCCTTAACTTCAACAATGCCATTAATTTTTGCACCTGCGGACAAAAACAGGGAGTCGTCTGTTTTTATCATTTCATCACCACCCAACCAGCAGCTCTCAAGAATGACTTCGTTAAATTTAAGTGGGTTATCCTTGCCTGCTACAGAAGCATAGCCCAACACTTTGCGATTTGGCGCTTTCAGGTAGCAAACACTGTTTTCTACTTGGATTTTGAATATGTCTCCATGCTTATCCTTCCACTCTTGTATTTGTTCGGCGGTTGCCTGTCCTGTTAATTTTTCTTTGCTCATTGTAATTGGTTTTTAATGTTAAACTTATTTAAGGCGAAGGAAAATAAAAGGAAGGGTAATTTCCATGTTTTTATCGCCCTGTTTCATTTCTTTTGGTGATTCGGTGAATTGAATACCTTGTAAAAAGTCTGTAGTCATTATATCACCTTCTGAAGGATTGCCATAGCACACTACAGCATCTAATTGCAGGTTGAGAATACTGCGATTTTTTGCAATCACTCTCAGTGTTTCCAATTCGGATTGCAATAGCACTATTTCGCCATCGTAACTCTTGTTACCCTTTTGAATGCTCAACGGTTCATTTCCCTTGCCATGCAGAAGTGTTTTTTCTTGCTTTTCGGCGTACTTTACAGCTCTAAAGGCAGTCAAGTTTCTGCCACCTAAAACAAGGCTTAAATCATTCCATTCGTATTGTCTTGAATCAAACATAACTGTTAATTTTTAATTCTTAATTTTTAATTCTTTATGCTTGCCCTACCTTAAATCCCAAATAGCAATCAATATATTTCGGGTAAGCGTAGGGTTTCACGCGCAAACACACATCTAACTTGGATGTAGCCACCACGTTTTGGTTGGTGTCAATATAACACTCAACACCGGTATCATTGGAGTCGCTGGGGTCGTTGCCAAGGTTACGGTAGGCAGTCATATTGTTCATAATGGCACGCTCTACGTTGTTTTGAATACTCTTTGCTATCGGTGCGGGGATACGTCCATTGTCGTCAACCGGAAGCTCTTCGTTTAACTCCTCAAGCAAGGTAATGTAAGCAATTCTGAACGCCTTGTCAACTGTTCTGCGTCTGGGAATCAATGCGTAGTCATCGGTTTCCTTTGTCGCCAACTTGTCATCGGAAAAGAAATAACCGGCTTTACCGACAAAAGTGCGGAAGGTAATAAAACCCCTATCGCTTATTTCTTCCACATCGGCATCCTCTACCATTTTATCCTGTATGTAAAGTTTGCTTACAGGCAATGCACCGCTTCTAACGCGGGCAATGGAACGCTGTACCGGAATGTTTGCCAGTGTTCCGGACAGTGTTCCCAGTGTGGCGCCATTGCTGCCAGAAACGGTATCGCCAATAAGAATACCTACACGGTTCAGGTCGCCCTGGTGTAGTTTTTTCAAGTCGGCAGGAACACCGTTAAAATGCCTACCCTCTAAAAGCGTAGTGCAGGGCGCAAAACAAACATCGGCAGAGTGAACGCCCAACTTTTGGGCTTCGGTAGCCGCCAAGTAAACATCCTCGTCCAAGCCATCTAAAATAATAGGGGTGTATGTGGCAGCATCTTTTTTAAAGCAGAACAAAAAGCGGACGGCGCCATTGGAATACTCTATCAATTTCTTGCCATACTCTTTTGTTTTATCCACCATTTCGGACATTTTTACCGTATCGGCAACGCACATAAAGTATAACTTGCTGCCTTGCGGTGCAATATCATAGTGCTCTTTTACCGCTTTATACATATTGGCATTCGGATCAGGAGTAAACACTTCCTCTCCGTTAATAATTTCGGTGGTTCCTGCGGTAACCCCAAATTCTGCCAATGCGTCAAATTTGGTCATCAGATAGGGTTTGTTCAGTTCTAACTTTCCAGGAACTGCAACCCCCGTGTAAATATGCCCGCACACGCCGTCATCCATTGGCGACGAAGAGCCGAGCAATCCATTTTCAAAAATTATTTTTACTCTTGGTAACATCTTTTCTATTTTTTAAGTTTAAACTCTTGGGGCTTTATCTCGCCGCTATGTTTTTCAGCGTTTTCTTTTTTGGAGAACCATTGCCCATCGGCAGCGAGATATACGACTTTTAAACCGTTATTCCGCATGATACGATTGGCTGTTTTTTGAAATTCTTTGTTATTCGTTACGCTTTCCATACCTTGGCATAATGGTTTGGTTTATTATTATATGTATTTATGTTTATGGAAAGAATGGGCACTTGACACAAAGCAACATCGGTACCTGTACTTTTCAATAATACCACCTGTTTGCCTTGCACCTGTTTGAGTTACCATAATTTCACTACTTTGGCTGTAAGTAAAATATACAACCTCTACGACCTCGTGATTAAACAAGCAGAATTGCATTGGGCAATCAAACATATAATACACTGGGGTCTCAAAAGAATATTCCGAACAAACGGAGCTTGGAAATTCATACGCCATACCGGCTATGTGTTTATCACACGCATTAAGTGCTGGAGGGTTTGCCGCCAATGCAGTTGAAAGCATTATTGCGACCGTCATTAAAATAAGTTTCAGTTTCATTTTTGTTTTGTTTTTATGGCGCTTGCTAACTTTGCTTCATTAGCAATATTGCGCCGGTTTATAATACTTTCTTTTTAGTTTAATCTCTGTAAACCATTATGCCAATTAAATATGAATTATGCCCGACCGTTATACAACACAATATCTTCACCAAACACAATGTTGGTGTCAATCTTCATCAACATTTTGAAGAAGTAAAGTTCGCTTGGGTTGCTCAATTTGTCAATTTGGATTACTTCCGTATCGTCAGGAAATCCTACGGAACCCCAGAAGTTGCTGTCAAGATTAAGGGAGGTTACGGCTGCCACAACAATGTCTTTAGGCCATTGTGCCAATGGAACAATTTTAATACCCTTGTAGCGCTCCGGATTAGTATCCGTGTAGTTTTCTCCCTTGTATTCACGGGCAGTGAGAACACTGTCGTAAATATCCGCATCCTCAACCGACATAAAGAGTTTCAAATTAGGATTACCGCGAAGCGGCACAGGGATATTTTTTCTTACAGATTTCAACACGGGTAAAATATTTGCCTCTGTAATAGCATTTGCACCGCTCAAATCAATAACATCGCTGCTGGCTTTTATGCGGGTAAGAATACCATCAAAGAACTCATCTTCGCCGGCACCGTACACGCCGTTGATAAACTCATTGCCAAGTTCAAAATCAACCACTTTTGCCATTTCGGCAAGCATGGCGTTTTGTACATTCGGAGGCAATTCGCGAAATACCAAATTGCCGGTCGGCTGGAAGGGGCGCCAAAACTGTTCAAACGCACGGGGATTAAACACCGTAAACGCCATCACATCTTTAGGATCAAGATATACTTCGTCAATGGTAAAATTACCCTTGCTGTCTGATTTTACTGGATCCTCTTTTCTTTTTTGAAGCATCGCCCCAGCTTTAAGGCGCGGAATGCTGAATTTTTTATTTACATTGGGCTGGATTTTAATGTGCCCCCCGGCAACCAACTGATTGTTCGTGGTGGCTCTCACCAGCAATTGTTCTAATACTTCACCGCTATATGCGGTTGTAATGTTTACTGCCATGATTTTTTACTTTTTTGATTTATTTTCTTTTTTCTTTGGAACATACTCCACGTTTGTACTTTGCACGACTCTCTGGGTAGTCGATTCGGTAGGTTTGCAAGCCTCAATGATTTCGTTTTTTAAATCAGCGAGGAGTGCCTTCACGCCGCCCAAAATGGATTCAACCAACAAATTGTCTATAGCGTCAAGTTTTTCCTCTCCTGCCTCCATGTTGTTAAAACAGCGTGGATTGGTGCAAATTGATTTTGGCTTTTCATCATTTACCGGTGGCGGATCCTGAGTTTTGCCCTCCTCTGATTTGCCATTTTCCTGTGGCTGCTCCTGGATGTTTTGCTGTGTGTCTGTAGATTGTACTGCAGTACCGGCGCCTGTTGTCTTGTCCTCCGTGTTAGGGTTTTTTTGTTGCTTTGCCATTAGTTGCCTCCTCCCTCAATTTCAGCCATGCGTTTGTTCCACACATCACCGGTAGTGGTTTTGCTTCCAAGTTGCCCTGCAATAGGTTGAACCCCGGGCAACTTATTGATGATTTTCTCTACACCATCATAATCCTTTTTAGCTAATGTGGTGTAGGCTTCGCGTTCATCTTCGCCGAATTTTTTGTCGGCTACTGCCTGATTGATAAGGGTGGTTACTTTCGTTTCTTCAAACGCCTGTAACCTTGCATTTAACTTTGCTATTTCGGCATCCTTTTCCTTCAAAGAAGCCGTCAGCGTGTTTTTTTCATTCACAATGGTTTGAATTTGATTCACAACCTTGCTTTCCTCCTCGTCATGCGGAAGTCCGAGCGCGAGGGCATACAGATTTTTTTCTGCCATTTCTTTTTGTTTTTTAATGTTAATAATTTGATTATTATAAAAATTAACCACATCCCTTTTGTTGGTTAATACCGACAAGTCGGCTTCTATCATTTTCTTTCCGTTCACAATAATAGTATCCACAAGCCCACGTTCCTTCGCCTGTTCTGCACTGAGCCAGTGGTCGGTACCGTCCGTAAAAAACTCAGCTCTCACGGCTTCCTTATCCACACCCATACGTGTCGCCATCATTTCAATGAGGCTGCCTTCAAAAGTATCTATCATATCAGCGTAGGCGCGTACCTCCGCACTGTTACCCCATACATATCCCTGCACGCGGTGGTACATGAATTTGGCGTGTTTTGCCGCCATTACCTTATGCTTTGGGTTGGTGATCAGCATTGCCATCATACTTGCCGCAATGCCGTCTATAATAAATGTAACATCAATATCGGTGCGGTCAAGATAATTAAACAGGCTATTGCCCTGCGGAACCTCACCGCCGTCTGAATTTACATAAAATACATATTTTTTGATACCCTCTTTGCGCAAAGCCTCAATCTCGGCTGTTAGCCTGTTGGTATCTATATCCATTCCAGATCCTATAATTCCATACAGGTAAATCTCGGCAGTCGTTTTGTCAATTCTGTTCACTAATTTATCCATCGGCTTGATAGTTTTTTTCGCTTTTGTGGGCAAAAATATGTTTAATAAAGCTCTTGTAATAAATAAATTCCAAGCGTTGGAACAGTCATTACAACACTTGGAACTATACCTTAAAATTTCTAAAAAAGTAACCACTTTTGCTTCCGCAAAAGCGTTGAAAAAATATGTCAGGATTAACAAGAGACCAAAAAAAAGATTATGCCAAACAGTTATATCTCAGCGATTCGAGTATAACACAGGCAGAAATTGCCGACCGCGTTGGAGTGAGCAGGGTAACTTTATGCAAATGGGTAAAAGACGGCAAGTGGGAGGAGCTGCAAACATCTCTTCTTGTGGAGAAAGATGTACAGTTAGCCCGTTTGTACAGGCAATTAAAAAAATGGAATGATGCCGTAGAAGATCGCCCTGAGGGAGAACAATTCCTTTTGTCAAAGGAAGCAGATGCCGTAGTGAAAATTACTGCCTCTATAAAAAACCTTGAAAGCGAAACCAATACTGCTGAAAAAATGGCAACCGGTAAAGAATTTTTATCTTTTGTACGTAAGACGTCCGGATTTGAGATCAGTAAAGAGGTTGCAATACTATTTAACGCTTATATAAAATCGTGCATCTAATGGCAAAAGTACGCAAACCAACAGACAAACAACTCATTCAAGACTGGGAATTATATTACAACCAGTTTATTTCCGATGTAGAGGTAGATAGCAGCGAGAGCGAAATAGATAAAATGAATCGTATTCGACGCTTGGAAGCCAACGACGAAGAGTGGTTTGCCTATTATTTCCCAAAATACTGTACAGCACTTCCCGCGCCCTTTCATATTCGTAGCACAAAACGCTTGATGGAAAATCGCCGGTGGTATGAAGTACGTGCGTGGAGCAGGGAGCTTGCCAAATCTGCCCGGTCAATGTTTGAAGCGCTTAAATTAGCACTTACAGGGGAGATTTCCAATTTCTTACTTGTGTCAAACAGCTACGACAATGCCAAAAGGCTATTAACTCCATTCCGGCTGCAATTAGAGAAAAACTTGCGTATAATTAACGATTACGGTGACCAGGTAACAAACGGTAATTGGGAGGAGGGCGAATTTATAGCTAAATGCGGTTGTGCATTTCGGGCGCTTGGAGCAGGTCAAAGCCCGCGTGGCACAAGAAACGAAGCAAAAAGGCCTGATTTTATTTTAATAGATGATATTGATACGGACGAAGAGTGCAGAAACCCTGACCGTATTAAACAAAAGTGGGAATGGATTGAACAGGCGTTAATTCCAACCGTCAGTATCAGTGGGGATATTCGCATATTATTCAATGGTAATATTATCGCTAAGGATTGTTGCATTGTTCGCGCCGGAGCAGTAGCAGACTGTTTTGACATTGTCAATATTAGAGATAAAAACGGTAAATCCTCCTGGGACAAAAACTCAGAAGAGGACATTGATTTTATCCTTTCAAAATTATCTACCAAATCTATTCAACAGGAATATTTTAATAATCCACTATCAGAAGGCGAAGTGTTTCACGAAATGGTATGGGGAAAATGCCCGCCACTTTCAAAATTCCGTTTTCTTGTTTGCTACAGCGACCCGGCTACCAGCAACAAAAAAAAAGCAAAAAACGCATCAAAAGCTGTTTTTCTTATTGGGCAGCTGGAGGGTAAATTTTATATTTTGGACGGCCGCCTGGATCGCGCCACTAACGCTGAGTTTGTAGATTGGGTTTATGACGTTAGCGCACAAACGCCAACTAATGTACAAGTATATAATTTAATTGAGAACAATTCTCTGCAAGATCCATTTTACGAACAGGTACTTACACCCCTGTTCATAGAAAAGTCAAAGCAGGGATACCCTGTTAATATTACACCAGACAGTCGAAAAAAGCCGGAAAAATTTGATCGTATTGAGGGAACTCTTGAGCCGCTGAACAGACAGGGCAGGCTTATACTCAATGCCGAAAAAAAAGAGAATCCGCATTTTAAGAGATTGGAGGCTCAGTTCCTGCTACTCACCCCCCAACTCAGTGCTCCTGCGGACGGCCCAGACTGTATTGAAGGCGGCGTGTGGTGGTTGCAGCGCAAAACCGAAACAATTGCCGAAGGCGCCATGCGCGTTTCCGGGAAGAAACCTAACTCAAAACGTATTTAACCGCCATTTAAAAGGCACTTAAATTATTATGTATCTTAGTATTGACGATTTAAAAAAAGGCATTCGCGGGGAAATTTTGAATGTAATTACCCGAGAAGAACAGAACGCCCTGCAGGCAATTGCAGAGGCACAGGCAGAAGTAGAGAGCTATCTGTCGGCACGGTACGACATAGCCTCAGAGCTGGCAAAAGCTTCAAACGACAACACCCGTGTTACCATGGTCGTAAAACTTGTGCGCGACATAGCTCTCTATAACTGTCATAACATATCAGCACCGGTAAATATTCCTGAGAACCGGGTAAAGTCTTATGACAACGCTATAAAATTCTTGTGCAAATGCCAGGAAGAAAAGGCAAACATCACCGGCTTGCAACGATTAAAAGGATCAGCTGACGGAACGGTGTCAAGCAACTATGTATCTTATTCCACTGCAAACCCCAAACGTAATCACCACATTTAATATGGAAAAAAAAGAAAAAAAGCCCAACGGCATCATTACGCTAATTAAGGAAATGCCCGTGTCGCACTCCACAAAAACGATTGATATGTGGAAGGTGGCACAGCGGGCGTTTGAAGATGAAATGAACCCTACACGTGTAAAGTTATATGAGCTTTACGATGATATGCTTATTGATGGGCAATTGGAAGCAGTATGGGGTAAACGCCGCGACAGCATCCTCAATCGCCGGCTTACTTTCGTGCGCGATGGCGTAGAAGACGAGCAAATAACAGCCATCCTCAATTCACCGGACATGAGAAATATGCTTGAGGAACTGCACAATACAATAGGTTATGGATATACGCTTATTCAGGTTAACAATATAGAGTATGACGAGAATGAGGAGTATTATCATATTAATTTTGACCTGATTCCGCGGAACCACGTGCACCCTGAAAGGAATTTTGAATGTGTAAGCATTAGAAATTACATTGCCACACTGGATTGGCTGTACAAAAACCCACCGCTTGCAAACTATATGATATGGGCGGGAAAGCCTAAAGACAAAGGGCTGTTTTTAAAAGTTGCACCTTTTATTATTTACAAGCGTGGGGCAATAGGGGACTGGTCGCAGTTCTCCGAAATGTTTGGTATGCCGTTCCGCGAAGCCATGTATGATGCTTTTGATGACGACACGCGCCAGAAAGTGGAACAAATGCTCAATGAATGGGGTGCAGGGATGAGCTTTATACACCCCAAAAGTGTAGAAGTGAAATTGCACGATACCGGTGGGAGTACAAGCAGCGTAGATGTGTACGACAGGTTTATACAAGTGTGCGATGCTGCTATTGCCAAAACTGTACTGGGAAATACGCTGACAACAGAACAGGGCAACACAGGCGCCCGTGCGCTGGGCGAAGTGCACCAAAAGGAAGAAGAAAATAAAAAGCTATCTGATGAACAGTTTATCTTATCTATATTAAACACACAGTTCCGTGCAATTCTCAAACGGTTTGGATTTAACGTAGCTGGCGGCAATATATGGTTTGAAACACCGGATAAGGATTGGGAATCCTTAAAAAAGAAATGGGAAGTAGTGCGCGGTGTTGCCGAAAAAGTACCGGTGGCAGACGATTTTTTTTACGAGGAATTTGACATTCCGAAGCCGGTAAATTATGACGATCTAAAGGAGGAAATGCGCCTTGAAAAAATGGCAGGACTTATGCCTTTTGGAATTGGAAACAGCATCAGTAGTGATGATATATTAACATTTTCCGCACTTGACACTCAGGGACAGCCAAAAAAAACCGTAAAAAATAATTTACTGCAGCGCTTCTGGAATTTTTTCGTAGGCGGGAGCGCCAAGCCGCTCCCGAATCAATAGACCTTGACACGCTCTATTTTGGTCGTAGCCCTGACGAATTTATAGGGGCGCTCCGCGCATTCCCCATAATTTACAACCTTATACTCCGCCAACTTGAAAAATTAGTAATTGAAGACTTGAAAACCGGGAGCGCCACCCTGCATCCGGAATTATACAAAGCCTATTCAAACAACCTGCGCAAGGGTATTGCCGGCGTGATGAACAGCGACAAATTCGGCGACAAATACTTTGACCTGCAGCAGCAGCTACAGGCAAACGTGAGCCGCTTTGCAGCCTACAAAGCCTACCGTGCCACTCAGCTAATACAACGGCAGCTGGCAGATGAGAACGGTGTTATCCGTTCGGATGAAACCTACCGTAAACATGCAAAAACTGTGCTTGATGCTTTTAACCGCTATCAGGTGGCAGAATATAACACAGCCATTGCCCGCGCACGAACAGCCAAGCAATGGATTGACTTTAACGCCGATCCTGTGAGTAATGAACTTTACCCAAATATAAAGTGGCTGCCATCGCGATCGGCAGACCCCAGAGAGGAGCATAAGGTATTTTGGAATAAAGTGTGGGCAAAAATTGACCCCTTTTGGAACGAGAATCAACCCGGCAACCTGTGGAGATGTAAATGCGACTGGGAAGAAACAGACGAGCCGGTAACCGGCGGAACGTACAACCACAAATCACAGGCAGGGCTGGAAGGAAATCCGGCACAAACAGGTGAGATTTTTACGGATAGAGCGAGCTATTTTAAAGTTTCCCAAAACGGGAAAGAAGATGTGAGCAGTTTCTTTGAACCAATAGAAAATAACCACAAGGAATATATCCAATATGCTAAGAACACTAATTATAACAATGTAAAATTCTCTTGGGATAACGGTGGGCTAATGGCTACACATAAAGAACACAGCTTTGACCCTAATAGAGGGCGACACGAAAAAGATGTACAAAAGATTGGCTTTGCAAATGGGAACACTGTAATATTTGAATCCGAAAAGAGCAGTACCATTGGAATGAAACACAATGATGGATTATGGAACAATGAACCTTTTGAAATAGGAACATCTCTTGGAACAGGGAAAAACAATATCAAGTCAATACTAAATCACGCAAAAGGGAAGCGTGCTAACGTGGCTATAATATATTTTCCTGAAAAGGGGATTTACTCTCATGAAAGATTAAGAGATGGTGTAAAAAAATATAATGGGCAAACGCAGTACCGATTCAAAAAAATATTATACATAGTTGATGGGGTAATACACGAATACAAATAAAGAAACCACTCAAAAGAGTGGCAGCACGCTGGGCTCCGTTACCGGTACACCCAATGTGCGGCAAAAATAGTATAAATTTTTAAACAACAAACAAAATGCAAAAAGAAACAACAAAAATGACTTTTGGAAATGCTCTCGAAGCATTAAAACAAGGTAAAAAAGTAGCAAGAACCGGATGGAACGGCAAGGGAATGTTTTTATTCCTGCTCCCTGCCGGGTCAATTCCAAAATCGTACGTCAAGGATCCGGCCCTATTATCGGTTATTAACGAAATTGAAGGAGATACCTTTGAGGCATTGGGATCCATAAGAATGTGGACTGCTGACAAAAAAATTCTTACAGGCTGGCTTGCGTCTCAAACCGATATGCTTTCTGAGGACTGGGTAATATTGAATTAGTGAATATGAGCCCGGGAGAATTTAACCAAAACATTAAACGCCTCACCGAAGAATACAAAGAGTTCTTTGACAAATACGCTCCGGTTATTGCAGGAAATGAAGCAGTGCGTTTCTTTAAAAAGAATTTTCAAAACGAGGCGTGGGGTAGAGTCAAGTGGAAGGAGGTAAAGCGCAGGGAATCCACATGGCAACGCAATGGGAAAGAAATACCAAACCCCACCAAAGGAGCGGCAAGAACACGAAAAATACTTACCGGAGAAAGTGGCGACTTGGGACGGTCAATAGAAATAAAAGGAGCCGCGCTCGGTACTGTTATTATCTGGACAAACCCATCGGCTTTCAGCAGCAAAGAACCATACGGACGCGTTCACAATGAGGGATTGAGGGCAGGTAGAGGAAAGGGCTTTATCATGCCCAAACGCCAATTTATGGGCAATGACCCGGAGCTCAATAAAATCATTATCGAAAAATTAGAAATCAAACTCAAAGAAATATTTAGCAAATAACATCAATCATTAACCACTATTATCATGTTAGCACAACTTTATTTAGCCTATGAGCAAAAATTAAAATCAATTATTGACCCCGAAACCGAAGAGCCATTTTTCAAGCATTTCGACCTTTGGAATCAAAACGTTGAATTTATTGAACAGGAAACTCCATTTGCAACCCCCGCAGTATTTTTTGAGTTTATGCCGATACAGTGGCGTACCATGGGACAGCAGGTACAGGATGCCGACCTTACCATTAAACTGCACATTGTAACGGAGTGGCACAGCGAAACAGCCGAATACACTCCGGAAGAAATCCGGCAACGAATGCTTAAGTACTTAGACATACCCGGCATGGTAGTGGAAGCATTACAGGGCTTCTGTACGCCATTTACAAACGGTTTAATGCGAACGCAAAGCACAATTAACCACAATCACGAACGCTATGTTGACAGTGTGGAAGAGTACGTGTGTCGTGTAGAGGATCACTCGGCAGAAAATAAATATACGATGAAAAAAATAAAACCGGATATAATTGTTACCACCGTTGGTGGCCCCAAATAATTAAAAAGCCCTTATGTGAGGGCTTTTTTCATTTATTCTTGCGCAAAATCAAATTCAGGATTTGCCTCTTTTTTTTGTTCCTTCTCTGCAAGCAACTTGCTCAGTTGCGCCTTGGCCGGAACAGCCAGGTACTCGTTGAAACAGGAAAACGAAATATGGTATTTGTCCTTGATATGTTTTTCAAAAATGCGTATTTGAGGCACATCGTTTTCTTTGTGCTCAAGTACAATATCCTGTATTTCGATAATTTTCTTTAATAAGTTTTCTCTGTTATATGCCATTTCAATAGTTTTTCAATGTTATTTAAAAGCCCATTCGCATTTGTATGGCACGTTGCACCTGCGGAACTATTTGCTGGGTGTATAATAAACTGTAAGATGCCCTTTCAAAGCTACCACTCAACTGCATTGCTTCGCCTATGTATTTCATAAAAACCACCATTTCAATAATAGAGAAACTGAAATTGTAGCTTTTCTGATATTTGTACGTTTTAGCTTCAAATCGCGCGCTTAGTACCTCCAGCGTTTCCTTTTCGTAAAGCGAACGTGCATCAGTGACATTAAGGTTGAATGAAGCATAAAGCACGAATGTTCTTATTGCTTCATACTCGGTACGGGTGAGCTTTATCTTAATATTTGTTGCCATAACTTTTTAATTATTCCACAATTCAGCATTCAAATACGTTTCCGCATACTTCTTGCGCGTCCCTTCAGGAATAGAAGCAAAGTACTTTCCAATAAATCGGTAGGCTTTCACCTGTTCTGGTTCCGGCATTTTATTCCATTTTGTCAGCGTTTTTTTCTTGCTGCTATTCAGCTTGTCGTCATAGCGTTTCCAAAACATGTCAAATGTAACGTCCTGCATCATTTCGGTTATCGTTATCGTATCGTATTTTTTATAAAGCCCAAGTGCAGGAACATTAGCCGGAATGTTTTGTAGAAACCATTTTTGTGCGTCTTCACTAATATTGCTTTCTATAAAGTCAATACCTTTAAATTTGTCTGAGTCATCGAATTTTAATTCGATATATCCCTCAAGCCTGGTGGATGTGATGTGGAATATTTTCATAATGTTATTAATTTAAGTTATTAATTGGAAAATCTGAAGTGCATTTAATTCTTTTTTACAGTTAAAACAATATCCTTCCATTACCACACCTCCTAATAGTTTAACATGTGCTGCTTTCTTGCAGTATGGACATATATATTTTGGTATTTCCTTTTCCATATTATTGATGATTTTACAGTATTAGCTCAAGTTTAAGTTCTTGCGCAATATGGTATTCCAATCTTGCTCCTTTGCTTTCCGTCCAATCCGGAAGCAGACAAATGGCATCGCATTGCGCCAGTTCCCTTATACACGCCTTCATGCACTTTTCCCAACTCCACGACTGCGAAACCAACCGAAGCGGATTCACAACAGTATGGCCGGCCCGTTTTAATTCAAATTCTTTAGCGTTGAATTTTATAAAAACGTCTTCAAATTTAAGCTCTGAAATTTTGCCGGCGATATAGACTTTCATTGTGTTGTTATTCTAATTCAATTGGACGCCAGTGGGTCGGTGCGGGTATGTGCACTCCACAGTGCGTAAAAAAGTTTACATTTAGTCTTTTCCCTATATGTATTTGATATTCTTCTAAATTACCCTTTTTGAATCTGTTAAAATTTCCCTTTAGAAGAACATCGACACCCTCTTCAGGCAATTCATCTTTAACGGAAATCCATTGTTGGGCAAATGCAACCCCTCCTCTAAAAGCATTCCGGACATCGTGATTATAGTATGAGTCTTCACAATCCCATCGTAATGATTCTTCTTTAATTGTTTTCATATTTTTTTTCGTAAAATTGAACCTGTAATATATGAGTTTGCATAAAGTCTCTGGAATTGCTTCCATTCTTTTTCACACAACCCTTTTTCATCTCTATAAAGCATTGCAAAAGGGAAAAAACCAGCATCCCACGCTTGGCGCAGTCGCTTTTCAGCCTTTTCAAAAGTATCGCCGCGATAGCCGATTAATACATAACATCTCACAATATCATTCTTTTTAAATCCTGCTTCTGTTAGATATTTTCCTGCGTGGATAAGCGGCTCGTAATCGTCCTTTGTGTCATAGGCAAAAAATAGTGAAGCCGGATTAAGTTCTTTCAACCGGAAGGCCATTTCTTGCGTTAACAGTTTTGCTTCCAAGCCACCTGCAAAAACAGGCCGCTCTTTTTGCCTCCTGAGCATTTCAAAAACGGCGTTTATATGATGTTCAGAACATGCAAGTAAATTATCATCCTGAATAATATAGCCATCAACAATCGGAAGTTCTATCAAACCACCTTGTACCTTAGGCACGCAACAAAACCAACATTTATTATTACACCCTCTGGAAGTTATTACATACCCTTTTCTCATATACATACCGGGCACAAAATCACCGCCTTTTTCGCTAAAAGCGGGACCACCTAATTTTACAGGTGCTACTGCTTTCCATTGATTAGCCAAATATTCGGCACGAGCAATATCCCAAGTAAACGCAACAGATATATGTATTTCATCTGCATAGTCAAACAGCGTTGGTATAGTGTTTATCCTCACTAAATCATCTAAAGGAGGAGTTGCTTTTGTTTTTCGAGGAAACACACGGATAATGCGTTGATTTTCCATTGTTTATTTTTTTTGATTTTGTTCCGGTGGCAGGAGTCGAACCTGCGTGCGGCGTACCGCACTTATTCCCTTCACCGGCGCGGACTTTACTTAATCAATTGAACTGAAATTAAGATCAATATTTTGGTATTTACCATTTTCATCTTTTACCCAAACACGAAAATATGTCCTTGAATCAGGGCGGCGGATTGCCTTCTCAAGCAATGTAATAGCCTCCTGAAATGTCTCGTCTTGTATTTTTGACCGGTACTTAAAAAGGCTCATTATTTTTTTTGTGTCCAACCTTCCACGTGAAGTAGTAAAAGCATCCGTTACAAGTTCCTTTGCAAATTCCGCCTTTCCCTGAATGTTTTCGCTAAGGAACTCATCAAATTTCTCTTTACTGGCTTTTATTGTCAAATCATCAAAATCAATACGTTCGTTTATTGCAACCTCAATTTTTATTGACCTGTCAAAATTAAACCAGGTGTAATTGCCTTTTGCGTCGGTTTTGGCTCCTTTTTCTGCCATTGCTGCAGCATAAACTTCACTGCAAATCCTTTTCAACTCCAATTTGAATTCTGAAAGTTGCCTGTTTAGGGAGGTAGCTTTTTTTACAATAGATGAAGACTTACTCTCCATAAGCCTTTCTAATTTTGTGATGCGTGATACAGGGATTTGTGCACCTGCTTCATCTGTCCACATGCTGTTTTTTGTTGTGTGTATCATAATTATTACGGTTTTGTTGGTTTAACTTTGTTTGCTGTGCTAAGCTGGTTAAGGTACTTTAAATACTCTTTATTCATTTTTGAATCAATACCGCAAATGCGAACAATGGCGGTTCCGTTCATTAGTAGTTCCGCCGCCCTTACATGGGCGCGGGCTCCGATAATTCCACCGCCAGTCATGCCATCGGGGGCTATGAAGTCAAGGCGGCTTTGTTTTGGGTGATAATCTACTGTAGTCATAATTAATTATTTAGTTGGTTAATAAATCCATTTAATAATGCACATTTTCCATTGATATATCTAATGCATAATCTGCATTCACATTCTTTTGTGTCTGTTGGATACTGACAATTCTTTTTGAATGCTTCAATTGCCCTTTCAATCATTTCTTGTTCGGCGATTTCGACAGATTTCTCTGCATTTTCTTTAACAATTAATAAATTTCCTATTCTATCTTTGTGCGAACAATTATCGATTAATTCTTGTGCTTTTTGTGATTTTATATTTGCCATAGCTTTGTTTTATTGTTTTGATAAAATAGCCTCCAACTTTTTGCGCAACCTATACAGCTCTTTTAAACCCAAATGGTAAAGCCTTTTTCCATTGCAGATTTTAGGGCTTTCCAAATAAGCATTTACATCTTTCCATTTTGTTGTATCTACGTCCAGCTTTTGTAGCACTAACAATACGCTACTGCGGGCTTGTTTTATGGCAACGTAGTCATTAACAACTCTATCCATCACCTGGAGCATTTCCGAATACAGTGTGGGACATAGCTCGTAAAACTCGCTTAAAGAGGTGGTACCGCCTTCGCTCCATTCAAAAACAAGTTCTTCTTTTGTGCATCCGGGCATTTGCTTTAATAAAGCAAAGAACCGGCTGTGGCTGGGTTTGGTTTTTGTGGCATTCATGATTAATTAAATAGGTTATAATTTCTGTTTACACAATTACTCGGTAAATCTTCGCGATTGAAATCTGCTTGAGACAACAAACTGTCCTTGAAATAGAATTTCTTATTGTCAATTGCAAAACACGCAAGCATCATACCTCTTATTTCAAGCATATTATACTTCCACCCACTCATTAAGCCAATTTTGTATAAGTCGCAAAATTTGACCGTCTTAGTGATCATCTCTAAACTACTTTTAAAGTCAATGACAGGTTCAACGCTCGCCCATGTCTTAAATCCCGCTGTATGGAGTCTTCGCATAGCTTCTATACGTTCAGCGTTTGTAGATGCGCTGGGCTCAAGATCATCATGCCCTGTGAGAGTGAAACCGAAAGCAGCATCAATTTCATCTCTATTCCAAGAAACATAATGGGAATTATTTATTTTCATAAGAATAGAAATATGACCATCTGCTTCTTTGATTAAGCCCTCAGCCTCTTCAGAAGTCAAAAACTCCGTGCGTTTAGTGAGAATTTTTATGGGAACTTTATTATCAGCACAGACACTTGCCGCATTTAGTGTTAATTTTATTGTTTCTGGCAACATCGGGTCTGTTGTGAAACTAAAAAATAAACCATGTTCTTGCAACTCTGATAAATTTGCTTTCAATTCCTTTTCAAACACTTCCAAAGCGTGATTTTCATCTTTAAAGCATGATTTTAACTTTGGGGTCGTACTCCATGTATGAGACATTACACCACGCTTGCAATAACAGTAATTGCAATTGTTTGAGCAACCGGTGTAGAAGTTGCAAGCCCACTCTGCATATTCTCCGGCTTTTCCGGAAGGGTTGTATATTGCTTTTCCGTTAAACGTTTTCGTGATTATTTCCATTTGATTTTGTTCCAAGTAGTTATTCATAGGATATTTCGATTAAGGTTTTGGTTTTATTCATGTTAAATATTTTCAATGTGTTGCCATTTATTTCGGTAGGGTAGTGGCTACAGGGGTATTCTATTTTCCGAAGTTTGAATTTAAAATTATTGAGATTGCCTGCAATAAGATTTAGGGTATGGGCTACATTATCTTCTTGAATGTTCTTATACCACCAGTCAACCTCACTTGTAAAGCGTAACATCCAATCTGCTATTTGGCTACGAGGTATATGATATTTAACTACTGCTTTCATATTATTCAACTTTTTTAGATGATGTTTGGGATTCTGCGCTTATTAAAATTTCTTCGCAAAGTTTCTCCGGAACTTTTGCTCGCCAATAATATCCGTTTGTAGGATAGCTATGTCTTTTTGCCCATCTGCACTTTTTTATATTTCGTTCGTGATGGTTCTTATCGCGGCAAAGTTTAGGTATAAATGCACCATCATTTGAAAAAATGTCTGTAGGTTTCTTAAACTCATTACCGTATTGACACTGACTAAGCCTGTGAAAAAATGGAACTGCTAATATTTGGTTTGATGCAATATAATGCTTTAATCTGCCTACGGGATTTTCAATGTAGTACAGTAAGTTTGGATTTACATCAAGAAATAGTTTAATAATTTCTAATGTTTTATCAATGTGTTTTTTGGCTAATATTGCTTTTTCCGTTTTTGGGTTTGTGCTACCTGAGTCGTAGTGTGTATTTCCACTTGTAAGGCTCCACGTGGCACAGTCCGGGCTTGCCCAAACTACATCCGGAATAAAAGGAATGTTTTTAGGGTCGAAATCCATAATATCGCAATAGTAGTCAATACCGGGTAATTTTTCGTTTATATCCGTTGTAAACACATTGTGCCCCCTCTCTTTTGCTACCTTAGAGAAGCTTTGGGATCCGGCGAAAAATTCAATAGTGTTCATATTATATCCTTGTTTATTCATTGATTAATTCAGGGTTATCGTGTATGTTTCCGATCACTTCAAATTGGGCTATATCTAAAATAAATAACGGATACGGCTTGACTGTTTCGGGAGAAATTTTTAACATAAAGCATCCCTGCTGAGATAAGATTTTTCCCTGAATGATTCCTTTGTCTGTGTCTGAGTATTGAATAATATCCCCCTCGTAAATTGCTTTTTTATTTTTGTCCTTTAATCCTGTGAATTCCCCGACGGTTTTAGGGACAACATCCACTGCTCCTTCTTCAAAATTTCCAAACTGGAAAATTCCACATGAGCCGTCAGGCATTACTATTAAGTATCCGTATGCCCATTCACTATCGGAAGCCTTTCCTCTGAATTCAATTTCCCTATACCTGTCTTTTTCGTCTTGTACTTTCATGATT